CTCAATAAAATTGTTACTTGGGCATTACCTTGAATAGTTTTAAAATCAGGAACAAACCTTCTCATGCTCATAAATACTTGAGCATTACCCTCTACATTTAAACTAAAATCTCCTGATTCTATAAAAGCTGGTATAGCAGTTTTGTTACCAGATGTATCAACTTGATCAACACCTACTTCATGTGCATAATATTTTGTCGATCCATTTATATTTGTTACACCTTGAACGGTAGGAAAAGTTCCAACACCCGTTGAAGTAAATTCTGTAGCGTATGGGTTATCATAAAGATTTGCGTCTGCCCATGTTGTTCTTGATAGTGATCCAGTGACCCAAGTACCATCTTGATAATTAAAACAAACATATCTGTCGTTAAAATCAGAACCACTTTTTGGATAATACCAACATATCTCTTCATACAAATGATTCAAACCTGCATATACTGATTCTCCATTAGAATAATTTATTCCTAGGTTATTTCCGTTTTTTGTTGTAAAAACAAAATCTTCAACTGCACATGGCAGTGATTTTACTGTACCGTCAAAGACAAAAAATCCACCAGACTCACCCATCCAATAGACTGCACCATTTACATATTTCATAGCATGTTGACCGATACAACCACAGTTGGATCCAACTTGTCTAATAGAGAAAGTAAATGGAGGACCAACAAACTGCATTACATAAGCAGCATTATCAGTTAAAATAAAAGTATAATCTTTACCTTTTATAGCTCCAACAATTTTTGTTCCTGAATCTAATCTAAAAGTTCCAGCTGTATTTATAGAAGTCGGTGTATAATCACTTATATCCTCTTGGTCTGAAAATCTTATAAACATTTTATCTTGTGTTGATTGATCTCCAATTGTTGTTTCGGTACCAAGCATAACTAGGTGTCTATCTCTGTCTGAAACTAATGACATTACTGATTTAGTTGGTGCATTTGAAATAACTGTGGCTCTAGTATTTAAAGCATTTGAGTTTGAGTTTATTGGATTCCATTCAAAAGATTTTCCATTTTTAATAGTGGCAATTAATTTCTCTCCAAAATTATCTAATGACCATGATGCTGGATCTGTTGTCAATGTTTGAGAAAGTGATTCTATACCCCAACCAGTAAAAACTTCAACTCCAGCTCCGCTTGAGTGAGCAGATCTTGTGCCTGCTGCAGCTCTTGTAATACCAGTAAGATCATTTGATGAAATTCCTGTGTATGAAATAAATTCTGCTCCAACTTTAATTGTTCCTGTTGATGGAAATCCTGTAGTGGATGCAAGTGTGATTGAGGTACCAGACCCGCCAGTTCCCGCAGTATCATCAAGTAGAGCTCCATTTAATGTACTAAATACTTGTTGGCCACCACCCCAAAGTCCTGTACCCCATCCAAATCCAAATGTTGAACCTAAAGCTCCTGGTTTTATATATGGTGTAACAGTTGCAGATCCAGAGCCGTTGACCGTGGTTCCTGCTGCGCTTGCCATGGTAATAGTAAATTCATCACTACCGGGAACACTTACAACTTGAAAAGGATTTGTTTCAAAATCTGCTGCAACATATCCTGCTCCAGTTGGAGGAGTAACGGATGAAAATAAAAAAATATCTCCAGGTTCTAGACCATGAGCTGCTTTATTTACAGTTACGGTTGCAGATGTATTTACAGTATCAAAAGTGCAACCAGTTATGGCAGTGCCTAAAGGAGTAATATCAAAAAAAGCACCTTCATAATAAATCACTAACACTTTGTTTGTGCCTATTGCAGCGTACTTTCTACCATCTAAATCAGCCCAAATTAATTGTTCTCTTGCAGCACCTACAATTGTGCTTTCTAAAATTTGTTCCCATCCACCTATTTTTTCAGGTAAGCCATACCTAAATCTTACAAAATCTCCATCTGTCCATTGACCCTCAGCACCCGTTTGAGATACTTGTTTATTAAATCCTGGAGCTATTTGTACTTTTGTTAAAGGCATGCGTAATTATACCATTATTTGTAAGATATTTGTAGTATAAGCCTATATCTTCTATTAGTACATGTTGTATGAAAAAAAGCAGTGTTTGGATCTATAAGCAATAAAGAATTCTCAATTGATTCAAATTTTGCTTTATTTGTAATAATTGTATCTCCATCATTTGTATTCAAATAAAACACTGCAATTTTTTTATTATTATGTGGATCATAGGTAATTTTATTATTACAATTTTGCTTTTTATTTGTTTGTGTAATTAGTAATAATTTACAATCTAAAAATTCTTGAACTCTAAGTTTTTTTTTAAAATCATTTAATATCGTTGGATTAAAAATATCATTATTTAAAGAATGCTCAAAAACAAAACAATCTTCATCTTCATTTAAAAACCAAGAAAATTTTTTATCAGTAATTATTTTTTGTATTTCAAACAAAGTATTATTGTCTAAAAAATTATTTATTAAATTCATCATTACCCTCTATAACGGTGTCATCATATGATTGCATATTTTTTACATCATCATTAAAATGCAAATTCCATTCAAATATGACCCTTGCAAGAGCATTTCCAAAATGTTTAAAAGCTTCAGGTGTAAAATGTAATTTTTTATTTTTACTTATTATCTCTGCTTCTTTTTCATTAAATATTATATCGCAAGATCCATCTTCAGTATTTTGTTTAAACTGCATTTCTTTTCAACCCCCAAAATGTTCTTCCATCTTTTTCTAAATCTTTAAAAGGACCATTAGCATCAACATAATGCAAAAAAACTTGTGAATGCCAATCCCCTAAAAATTCTTCTCTTTTGTGTTTTAATTTATTTCCAAGATATAATACTGCGTCTCCAGGTTCAAGTTCAATTGAATTGTTACCCATAAATATTGGCCATGGCGTACCACAACTTCCTAAAAAAACTGTAACACTTACTTCACAAGACGGTCTATCAGTATGTTCTTTCAACACCGCACATCTTGTATAAAGTCTCCAAAAAGAATATTGAGGTTTTAATTCTCCACCAAATTCTTTTTCTACAGCCTTCTGTTTTACAAGTAATAAAGAATCCATAATGGCATCTCCATAACAAAGCGTGTCCATAACATTACTTTGCATTTCATCAAATTCTTTTTGATTTGTTGTGTGTCTCATTTGTGTGTAAAGACTCAAAATGTTTTGTTCATCTTTAGTTAAAAAATTTTTAATTAATTTATAATCATTTATCATAATGCCCATCCTACTACTGAGTATCTTATTCCTTCTTCAACTGGTGTTACATAATGTGGGTATAAAAAGTTACTTGGCCAAATAATTAATCTATTTTTTTTATTTTCAATTTTTAATGTTTTATCTCCAGGTGGAGATGTAAAAGTTAACTCTCCACCCTTAAAATTATTGTTTACTAAATAAATATAACTTAGTGTTCTAGGAATTTTAGCACAATGGTCAGTATGAATAGTAAAAAAACAACCAGGTGTATATTTCAAAACTTGCACAGACTCCATTGTACTAGGAAAATTTTCAATTTTTAATTGTTCTTTATATTTTTGTGTGTAATCTTTAAAAGTTTTTATAAATAAATTAGACCAATGTATTTCTGTTTTTGTACGTCCATGAATATTATTTAATTCCCAAATGAGTGTATTTCTTGTTTCTGTATCAACAACAGCACCCCCTTTTCTAACTACTGACGATTGATACCAATCTTTCTGTAACTCACAAACTCTTGTAAAACTTTCAGAAGTTTCTTTTGGAAAAATATCATCATAAATAGTAATGTAACTATTTAATGCAGTTGTGTTTACTTCCATGATTTTTTTGACCACCATCTCTGTTTATAATTATGTAAAACATGTTTTTCTTGTTCAAATCTTCTTTTATGGTTTTTATCTTTTGTCTCCGTGTTAATTTTCATTTTCCAACTTTTTCTTTCAAAAGGCACAATTTGAACATATGGTGTTCCAGCTTTTATAGTAGTTTCTAAAATTGGATATTTATCACCATTAATAACAAACGGAAAATTTATTTCAGAATTAAAATTATCAGTATCAACGATAGCTGGAATAATACTAAACCTATCATCTGTGTTATTCATAGGAGGCAAAAATAAACAAGAAAAATTTTTTGGTGTTTTTATAGTCCATGGATTCAATATTTTTTGTATAGGTAAATCTTTATTTTTGTGAACAATTGGACATTTTTTTCCTAATTGATTTGTTGGATGCATTTCATCCACTCCTTTTAAATTTATATTTATTGTATGTATCAGCTCATTCACAGGATTCATACCTGAAACTAAAATACTTTTTCTTTCATTATCATGATGAGTGTTATGTTCTAAATATAAATCAACTGGTAATCTTAACAAATATCCTGTTGTAAGAGAATCTAAAAAAGGCATGCAACCTTTTACTGTTTTAGATGGAACGCTATGTTCTAATTCCTTAAACCAATTAGGAATATTTAATTTTATGGGTTCAGGCTTAGGTGGATTTGTCTCAAGATATTCTTCTCTACAAATGAAACTTATTTCATTTTCAAACATGCATGATTTATATATTAATTATGCTATTTGTAAAGGATGTAAAAAAGTTATAGAGTTATCGTTACAATATTCTTCCCAACTTTTATCAAGACTATAAGTTATAGAGCCAAAGTCAAAATTTTCTATAAGCTGAAAATACGTTTTTACTTCACTATACTGTGGATCTGTCGACTCATTTACGTTTAAATAATCCTCACACGCACTTTTTACAGAAACTAAAACATATGCTTTTAAATTTTCTTCATCAGGAAATTTCCAAGTTTCGTCTGTATAAGTAATAGTTGTGCCATCGTAAGATACAATTTTTTTATTAAGTCTTACATTGTTAAAATCAGTATCTGAAATTGTTTGCACATCATAACTATCATTAAGATGTAACTTATCTTTTTCTGTATCGTTAGCAGCAATTTTGTAAAGTTCATTGCCATTAAATATTAAATATGCCATAATTTACCCCTCATCCACAAATAAGACTACACATCCTGCACCACCTGGACTACCTTGATGGTTTGGACTTGCCCATGTGTTTCCTTGTGTGCCTCCAGCACCACCTCTTCCT